AGAAAGAATAGAAATATGTTTACAGTAGTACCCTCAGTAGCGGATCAACCTATTGTTTATGTTATTCAGGAAATACCTGGTACAAAAGCAGGAACTCCTAAAATAAACATAATGAGTGCTTCAAAATATGGAAGATTTAAATTTCTTCTTCCAGAATTTTCACAAATAATATTTTCACCGGGCCCATTAATATTCAAATTAAGGGCTGCGTTAAAAAATTATAAAATGAAAGATTATTTATTATTGACTGGAGATCCAGCGATAATTGGTGTAGCATGTTCTATTGTGTCACAACTTACAAACGGAAAATACAACTTATTGAAATGGGATAAACAAGAAAGACAATATTATCCTATTACTATAAACTTAAATGAGAAAGGAGAAATTGATGAGTAGTATTGATTTTGAAAAAGATCAGAGAGAAGATTTAGGCGCAGTAAATGAAGCTAAAAATTTATCTGATCAAGTAGTAAAACTACAAAAGTTAGAAGACGAAGTAGTTAGTAAAGAGGAAGAGCTGAAGGAACTAAAAAGAAAAAGAGATTTAGTTTCAGGAGAAGTCATTCCTACAATGATGCAGGAAATGAATATCTCCACATTAAAATTAGCGGATGGATCTTCAGTAGAAGTGAAACCCGTATATGGTGCTTCAATTCCTAAAGCAAGACAGGAAGAAGCATTTAAATGGCTTCGAGAAAACGGCCTAGGTGATTTGATTAAAAATGAAGTCACTGTTGCTTTTGGTCGTAACGAAGACGATAAGGCTACGCAATATGCTAGCCTTGCGCAAGGTCAAGGGTATCAACCGGTCCAGAAATTCAAGGTTGAACCAATGACACTTAAAGCATTAGTCAGGGAGCGTGTCGAATCTGGACAGGATATGCCCTCTGACTTATTTAACCTGTTCGCAGGCAACCGAACAAAAATAATAAGGAAACAATAAACATGAACGAGGTAACACAAAAAACAAACGCTTCTGTTCCTGCTAATATATTTGAGCAGGATGCTAGTAAGGGTTTAGGCAATATAGGCCAACAAGATTTGGCATTGCCGTTTCTAAAAATCCTTGGACAGTTATCGCCCGAAGTAAATGAGAGGGATGGTAAATATGTTAAAGGTGCCAAGCCAGGAATGATTTTTAATTCCGTGACTGGTGAGTTATATGATGGCGTGAAGGGCATTGATGTCGTTCCCTGCTTTTATAAACTCGAGTACATTGAATGGAAAGATAGAGGAGAAGGATTAGGGGCACCAATTGCCATCTATGATTCCTCATCTGACATCATGTCAAAAACAAAACCAGATGCAAACTACAAAGATAGATTACCCAATGGTAACTATATTGAGAAGACAGCATCTCATTTTGTAATTATCTTAGGTGATAGTCCTTCAACAGCGTTGATTTCTATGAAATCTACTCAATTAAAAATTAGTAGAAAGTGGAACTCAATGATGAGTGGGATTAAAATGAAAGGTAAAACTGGCTTATTTACGCCGGCATCTTTCAGCCACATTTACAAACTAAAAACTACTCAAATGTCTAATGACAAAGGCACTTGGTTTGGTTGGGAAGTAAGTAAAGTTGGCCCTGTATCAGATACTCAGATGTATCAGCAAGCTAAATCGTTTAGTGAAAACATTTCTAAAGGACATGTTAAAGCTAAACACGGCGCTGACAAACCAAAAGGGTCTGACTCGCATTTCTAGTTTTAATCGATTAGTCGATTAAAAAAAGGGGCGAGAGCGGGAGACTTAACTCGCCCCTCTGAAAGATAATTATGGAAAAGAAATATATAAATTTGTTTAATGGTTATAGGCGCGCCTATGGTGTCGCTGATTGGACCAATGTAAAAATTGATCCCGTGAGTGGTAAAAAGAAACCAGATTATAGATGGACTTTTGAAGAATTTACAGATCAAATATATGTTGACCATTTAACGGGCGCCAAATCTGTAGGTATTCAGCCCACAAATGAGAATTCAGAAGTTAAATTTGGACTCATCGATGTAGATCCAAAAAACTATGTAAACTACGACAAGAAATTTTTTATAGATAAAATTCAAGAATTTAAACTACCTTTAATACCCATAGAATCTAAAAGCGGAGGGCTTCATCTCTTTATTTTTATGAAGGATTTTATATCGGCAACGCTTTTAGTTTCTTTTTTAAGTAATCTTCTTCCTCTTTTTAAATTAAAACCCGATAACGAAATTTTTCCAAAGCAAACACAATTAACCAAGGACACAGAGACTGGCGAATTACGACCAGGCCAATTTATTAATTTACCGTATTATAAAAAAACAGAACGTAGAGCATTAAACATAGATGGAACTCCTTTTACTTTTGAACAATTCATCGAAGTAGCAGAAGCTAATCTAGTTGAAAAAGATAGTTTAGATAACATAACAGAAGGGATTGATCGACAGATATATGAAGGAGCTGATGAAGATTTTAAAGATGGTCCTCCATGTCTAGCCCATCTTTCTACAATTATGAAAGATCCAACTTTTGATGGGAAAGATAGGTTTATGTATAACTATCATGTCTTTGTTAAGATGAAGTATGAAGATACCTGGAAACAAAAAGTTAAGAATGCTCCAGTTAAATATTTTGCAGAACAACATGCAAATGCATGGGACGATAAATTATTAAACGCGAAAGTTAGATCATGGAATAGGTCTGAGAAAGGATATACCTGTACTAAAGAACCTATTAGTTTGCATTGTAAAAAAGGAATCTGTGTTAAAAAAAGATTTGGAGTTTTAGCAGGATCTAAAGGAACGTATCCAGAATTAACTAATTTAAAAAAGATAGACTTGGAACCAGAACCAGAATTTGAATTTGATGTAATTAAATCAGATGGAATCAGCACAGCTACCGTTCATTGTAGAAGTGTAGAACATGTGAATGATCAACGTAAAAGAAGAAATGCAATTTCTAAAGCAGCAGGGTTTGCTCCTCCTATTATTAAAGGAGATGAAGATCAAACTGTTCTTGATGCATTATGGAAGACTCAAAAGGTAGTCTCCCCTCCTATTGGTACAACCCCTAAAGAAAAATTACACGATGTTATTCATGCTAAAATAAATGGTGCTAAAGCTACAAACGATGCCAGCTTTAAATCCGGAACCGTATTGATTGAAGAAGGATATGCTTATTTTAAATTTGATAAATTTTATGACAAATTAAAATCTAAGAATTGGAAATATAGTGAGGATAAAACTGGAAGAATGATGATGACGACTTATGAAAATTGTGACATAGAATTTATGGAACAAAAAAGATTTCCGAGTAAGACGAAGGGTAAATACAATACCCCTACTAAAAACATCGTTAAAATTTCTATTAAAGAGTTTGAAAATGTTCCAATTTATCATACTAAACTCAAGCACCAAAAGGATATCATATGATGAGAAAAAAATGCACCCAGTGTGGTAAAGTAAAATTTTTAAAGAACTATTTCAAAGTTAATAATAAAAGACGGAAAAAAGACGGTTATAGGAGTGAATGCAAAGACTGTTCAAGTGCCATGTCGAATAAATATAGAAGAACAGAAATAGGATATTTGAGACACAGATATCTTAATATGAAGAGAAATTACGAAACAAACCAGAGAGGCCGACGCAATAAATGTTATTTCACTCTTAACGAGTTTATTGCTGCTTTTCAAAAACATAAAAGCATATACGGAATGAAAAGTGCCTGGGGACCAGGACCTAAACATCTAGATCAACACTTACCTATAACAATGATTGTCCAAGGAACAAGACGTCGTAAAGGGAAAAAGACACCACGATCACGGTCTAATTTAAGCGCAGACAGATTAGATTCAGACCAAGACTACACTTTACAAAACCTAATATTTATTAGAAATGATGAAAATCTTAGAAAGAACAGATCCACTTATGAAGACTGTAAAATACAGATAAGACTATATGAGGAACGATTTGTTAAGAAGGAGTACATATGATGAGAAAAATACTCGGGCCTCCGGGAACAGGGAAAACAACTAGACTATTAAAATACGTAAAAACATTTTTAAAACTAGGGACTCCTCTGGAGAAAATAGGCTATTTTGCCTTCACAAAAAAGGCTGCAAATGAAGCAAAAAATAGAATGTTGGACATCTATCCTTACCTATCTTACAAGCATTTAAAACGTTTTCAAACTTTACACTCTCTAGCTTTTGAAAGATTAGGAATGAAAAAAAGTGAAGTGATGCAAGATGAACACTATGAAGATATTGGAAAAAAATTAGGAATTGAAGTTACAGTATACAGCGATGGTCAAGAACGAACTGGCTTTGTAGATTCAGACAGTGAATATTTTAACATAATTAACGCAGCTAGAATAAAAGGTATTACCAGTGAAGAAGAATACAACAGTGATATGTATTCTTCTGACCTAGATAAAAATTTAATCCCAATTTTAGAAGACGAAATAAATAATTACAAAGACGCTTTTCAACTTAAAGATTTTACCGATATGATTGAGAAATTTATTATGGCAGAATTGTGTCCAAAATTTGACGTCGTTTTTATTGATGAAGCCCAGGACTTATCACCAATTCAATGGAAGATGTTTGAAATTATAAAAAACAACACAAAACATATAATATTAGCGGGTGATGACGACCAAGCTATTTATGCATGGGCTGGTGCAGACGTGAAAAGATTTCAAGATGAGAAAGCTAAAGAAAGAGTTTTGCCAAAATCCCACCGAGTACCACGTGAGGTTCAACACATTGCGAACAATATTTTAGATAAAATACCAGACGAGAGGAGAATAAAAAAAGAATGGGAAGCAAGAGATGAACAAGGAAGTGTAGATTATATAATGGCATTAGAAGACGTGCCCCTCCATGAAGGGAAATGGCTAGTACTTGCTCGTTATAATGACCGCCTTATTAAACTTAAACCACAGCTTATGGAACTAGGTATCTATTTTGAATACAAAGGACGTAAGAGCTATAAGGCTAGACTTTTTACAGCCATTCAAAATTTCACCAGATGGACCAATGGCGACAAACTTTCATTGACTGAATGTAAAGATTTATTTGAATATCTTGGTAAAGAATTTCCTCAAAAAGAAGAACGTATGTATGATTTAAGAGAATTTGGATATAGCCATACGGATAGATGGTTTGATGTATTTGAGACTGAACATGAAGATAGTCTTTACATTAGAAACATGTTGTCCCAAGAAGAAAAACTAGATCAACCAGCCCGGGTTAATTTATCTACCATTCACTCTGCTAAAGGGGGTGAAGCTGATAATGTATTATTAATATTAGACAATACCAAAAACATTAGAGAAGCGATTGAAAGATCCCCTGATAAAAGCGATGAAGAAAACAGGATATGGTATGTAGGAGTAACCAGAACAAAACAGAACCTTTATATAATGGCAGCACGAAAAGAGAGTAATGGATATGACATCGAAAGTGTACACTAAACAAATCGGGGGTGCCCACTACAAGAAAATGAAAATTCAGCCCAGTGAATTTGTGCATGAAAACAAAATGTTATTTGCAGAAGGGAATATAATAAAGTATATATGTAGACACCCATATAAAGATGGAAAGCAGGATATATTGAAGGCAATACATTATTGTGAAATGATTATTGAACGAGATTACAAAGATCCAAATCCTTTGGACAAAAAGAATTTTTGGGGGATTTTAAAAAAATGAGAATCCCAAAATTTGAAGCCCAAACTGAATGGGTTAAACCAACAGAATTTCCAGACTTAAGACAAGTAGATGAAATAGCAATAGACTTAGAAACAAAAGATCCGGATCTTATTAAGAAAGGATCAGGCTCTGTTATTGGTAATGGTGAGATAATTGGAATAGCTGTAGCTACTTCTTTCTTTAAAGGATATTTTCCGATCGCCCATGAAGGTGGAGGGAACATGGATAAGAAACAAGTTTTCTCTTGGCTTAAAGATGTATTAGAAGCCCCATCCATAAAAATTTTTCACAATGCAATTTACGACGTGTGTTGGTTGAGAGCAGCTGGATTTAAAATTAATGGTGACATTGTTTGTACAATGATTGCATCAGCGATCACGGACGAGAATAGATTTAGATATGATCTCAATAGTTTATCCTGGCATTACTTAGGTTATGGAAAAAATGAAAGAGCACTGGCTGAAGCTGCAGAAGAATGGGGTATTGATCCTAAAGCAGAGATGTATAAACTTCCTGCCATGCACGCAGGATCTTACGCAGAGCGTGACGCCGAAATAACTTTAGGGTTATGGCAAGAACTTAAAAAAGAAATTATTTCTCAAGATCTAGAAGATATATTTGATTTGGAAACAGATCTATTTCCATGTCTGGTTGATATGAGATTTAAAGGTGTGAGAGTCGATGTAGAACGAGCTCATCTCATGAAGAAAGAACTGATGGCTGAAGAACAAGAAATCTTAAGAGCCATCGAAAAAGAAACAAATATTTTACCACAGATATGGGCCGCAAGATCAGTAGCTAATGTATTTGATATGTTAAAAATAGAATACCCTCGTACAGAAAAAACAGCTGCCCCTTCTTTTACTAAAAATTTTTTACAAGAACATTCACATCCGGTTGTTAGAATGATTGCTAAAGCTAGAGAAATTAATAAAGCTCATACCACATTCATTGATTCTATTTTAAGATATGAACATAAAGGTAGAATCCATGCAGAAATTAATCAATTAAGAAATGCA